AACGGCTCAAGTTGGGATCTGTACGCTCCGTACATCGACAACGGGAGCAGTTGGGATTTGTACAGTTAAAAAAGGGTACGAAACTAGATGTAGTTTCGCACCCTTTTGAGATAGCATTATTCGACTGTCAGATATTGAGCAGGAGATTTTTTATGGGTTGCCAGGCTAACAAAAATCATTGCGATTGCACAGGCAATTGTTCCGGGAACCGCTGCACCTAAACCAAAAGGCTGTCCTATCAACTTCCAACCTACGCAGACCACAAAGCCACTGAGCATCGCGGCAAGAATGCCCTGCTTAGTAGCCTTTTTCCAATACAGGGCAGCAAAGGCGGGAATACCGCAGGCCGCTGCATAGAAGCTCCAGGCAAACATCAGAATGTTATAAGCATTCTTGATGTACAACGCGATGATCAGCGCACCAATGGGAAGTACAATGGAGAAAACACGGGACCAGAGAATCTCCCGCTTATCACTCATCCGGGGATTAAAGGTGTGCATGATATCCCGCACGATGCTCTGAACAGAAACCAGCAGATAACTGTCAGCAGTGGACATGATCACGGAGAGCATTCCGGCCAGTGCCAGACCGGTCAGACCCACAGGCAGGACCTTAATAGCAAGGGCTGGGACAGTGGCATCCGTAGAACCGTACTGTGCCAGAATATCATCACCCACGATCTGGTGTGCAATGATGCCCATGAAGAACACCAGAAAAATTGTCACACCGTAGACAGAAGTACCAAGGAACATACCCTTCTTTGCAGCTTTTGCATCTTTAGCGGCAAATGCTCTTTGCCACATTTCTGCACCGGCCATGGTAAAGACAAGATATGTCACAATATCACCCAGAATACTGCCATCCATATAGGGCTTTACCAAAGCAGGATCCAGATTTGCAGTAAAATTCTCAAAACCGCCCACATGGATCAGCGAGGACACCGGAATCAGAATGTAGACAAATAGAAGCAGCATATAGAACTGCAGTACATCGGTATACACAACGCCAAACAAACCGGAAGTTGCGGTATAGACCATGAAAACAACGGTGGCAATGATAGCACCCATCTCATAGGTAAGGCCAACTTCGCCGCCCAGCATATTGATGATCGTTGCGGCAGCTGTAACCTGCGAAGCAACTGTGCCCATCATGGTAAATGCAATAAATCCTGCCAGAACAATCTTGGATGTTTTTCCAAAACGTTGATCGAAAAGCTCAGGAATCGAAGTGATATCATACTTCATGCCAACCTTGGAGATTCTTCCAGAGATAGCAGAAAATAGGAACATGCCAAGAAGATACGGGATCGCAGTCATAATGGCCTTGAATCCGCTGGAGTATGCCACACCGGCACGACCCATCAAACCACTGCCACCGATGATGGTAGCACAGACTGTGGCCATCAGCACCAGGGGGCCGAAGGAATGTCCGGCAACGAAGTAGTCACCGGTGTTCTTGATCTTCCTGACTGAGTAAACACCGATAAGAACCATGCCAAGCAGGTATGCTCCGACAATAACGAGATCGAGAATGCTAAGTTCGCTGTGATTCATTTGTTAATCCTCCTTGAAATATAATGACTGATCAAGGGGGATTGCGAGGAATATGAGAAATACGGGATCAAAAGCAATATTGCACACGAATGTGGCACAATTCAGGAAAAACATAAGGTCAGGCAACTCTTAAGGTTTTCCTCAGTTTTGCCAGAGAAACACTAAATCATAAAATCAACGCAATCCCCACCTTGAGAGTGAGGGTTCATCCATCAAAAATCCACTTCCTTTGCAAAAATGTATATTTTTATTATACACAAAAACGATTAAACAGTCAAATTTATTTTAGGAGGAATTGTATATGAAAACTGTTTGGAACACGATCCAGGTCGCATTTTCTGCCCTGGGTGGCTTCATCGGCTACTTCTTGGGTGGTTTCGACGGCTTCCTGTACACACTGTTGGCCTTCGTGGTTATCGACTACATCACCGGTGTCATGTGCGCCGCCAACGATCACAAGCTGTCCAGCGCCGTTGGCTTCCGGGGCATCTGCCGGAAGGTGCTGATCTTCTGTATGGTCGGCGTGGCGAACATTCTGGACATGAATATTCTGGGAGAAGGCAGCGTTCTGAGAACCGCTGTCATTTTCTTTTATCTGTCCAATGAAGGCGTCTCCATGCTGGAAAACTGCGCCCATCTGGGCCTGCCCATCCCTAATCAGATGAAGAATATTTTAGCCCAGCTCCATGATCGGGAGGATAAATAATGGCCTACACCAACAGCCCCCTGGTGGCATTTACCAGAATTAGCTCCAACCGCACTGCTCCCAGAAACCATGTCATTGACCGCATCACGCCCCACTGCGTTGTGGGGCAGTGCAGTGCGGAGAGCCTGGGTGCGCTCTTTGCTGATCCTAACCGGCAGGCCTCTTCCAACTACGGCATCGACAAGGATGGCCGGGTGGGTATGTACTGCGAAGAGAAGGATCGAAGCTGGTGTTCTTCCAACCGGGAGAATGATCACCGGGCCATTACCATTGAGGCTGCCAGCGACACCAACCACCCCTATGCCATGTACGATGTGGTGTATGAATCCCTGGTGGATCTCTGCACCGACATCTGTAAGCGCAACGGCAAAAAGAAGCTGATCTGGATTGCGGACAAGGCCGGTGCCTTGGCTTATGAACCGAAGGCAGATGAGATGCTGATTACTGTCCACCGGTGGTTTGCCAACAAATCCTGTCCTGGCGACTGGCTGTATGAGCGCCTGGGCGATTTGGCCCTGAGGGTGACGGAAACGTTGGAGAGTAATACTTCCAATCTCCCGACAGAGATCCCGGAGGTCAAACCAACAATTCCTGTGTATCCGGAGCAGCTGACAGACGGCCTTTACCGGGTTAGAAAGAACTGGGCAGATGGCAACAGAGGCCAGATCGGTGCGTACCGATACCTCTCCAACGCCAAGCGTCGGGCAGACAACAACCCCGGATACAAGGTTTTCACCGATGACGGTATCGCCATCTACCCAGATGAAGAGACACCTGCGGAGCCTGAGGATTCTGAGGAGGAAACTGAGGAAGCAAGCCTTTATACCGTCCGAAAGGGCGATACCCTGTATGAGATTGCCAAGGCTCTGCTGGGTAATGGCAGGCGGTACACGGAGATCAAGGCCCTCAATGGTCTGAAAACAGATACCATTTATGTCGGTCAGAAACTGAAGATCCCCAACTAAGAATGAAGCCCACCATTCATTTGGCATTCATGAATGAGTATTGCGATTTCATGGAAAAGTATGCGGCATCCAACGGAACCAATCTGGGCCTGCTGGCTGACTATGCTACATACATGAGCAAATACGCTGACGCCATGGAAGCATTTGAAAAGTGGGACGGCGAAGATCTGAATGCAGCAGAAACTGCCTATTATATCCAGGTTCAGAATCGTAATAACGAAAGACTTTATGAAGTAGCACTTAATTCATAAAAACAAATGAAATTGGCAGCCCCGCAGAGGAGAATCAACTCTCTTCTGCGGGGCTGTGAACTATTGAGGGATTCACTGGACAATTATTGTTTGCTTTTTATTCCTAGTTTTGGAAAGTCTGCGTCATTAATTGTGCAGCCACCAAGGATCAAAAAATACAGTTGAAGAGTCTGTGCTCGGATTTCTTTGACTTTATCAATCGATTGAAGATTATGCTTGTGGAAATAGCCATTCCGGTGCTTCTCTCGCCAGTCACCGATAGCATCGATAATATGTCGTCTTGCAAAATCGTTCACATCAAACATCCATGGATTTTTCTTAAATACCATCTCCAATGATCCCAACGTGCTGTCAATAAGGCTTTCGTTTTCAACTGCGAAGTCAATTAATCCTCCGCCCTTGGCCTTTATCTTAAAGGAATTCTTTGTCTGGAAACCAACAATCACCCAGATTAATTGTTCTATTGACTTCAAGTAGCCCGCAACGATATTAGTGAGATCTAGATTCTCAGTTAATAGATACATATTATACTGCCACTCCGAGGAAATGAAACTTACAGCAAAGTTCGATGTACCTATCATCGCTCTCCACAAGCCTCTGTCAATATAGTTTTTTCTCCAAATATCGACTTGATGCTGATAGATATTATTCGGGATGCTTGCGAGGTATGGGTGTGTTTTAAGCATATCCCCAGTCTTTACACGAAAGCGATCTAATGCATTTTCCGTGGGTGTTACGATGGTGCTAAAGCCAATTATTTCTCTGGCTTGCTCATTAAAAGCATTAATGTGATTAACTAACTGCTCATATTCATCTTGGCCAAAATACTGGACCCAGAACTCCTTAACTGTGACTATTTCAACCTTAATGCCGTATTTCTTATTTTGCCTGTTCGGATCGGAAATTATATACTCATACCATTGTTCATTGGGATCGACCAGTTTCACAAATTTCAATGCATCTACTACAAACTTTCCATCCGCAAAAGCAGAACTGAAGACTTTTTCATCTTCTGCTATGCAAAATACGATGCCATATTTCACTCCATTTTCCGTTAGGATTGTTTGAAAAGGCCTTGTTTTTCCTTGATCTTCCGGGTCCATTCCTGCGTAGCAGGCATCAACAGGGTAGAGACTAAATCGCAAATCATTTCGTTGTTGGAACAATTTCGCTGTCAGTCTTTCAATAACCTTTACTGCTCTATATTCGTTGGTGCCAACCATGGTAGTATAGATATTATAACGCTCATCACCGAGATTCAGTAGCGATCCTTTTGCTTTAGCATATTCTTCCATTCTCTGAATGCAGCCGTCTCTACTATCACGGACAATGCCTATCAACTCTGAAAATACATCTTCATAAATACTTGTCATATGCTACCCTCCATTGCAGAAAGAATCATTGAAAAAGAAAAAGGCACATAACCCGAAGATTATGTGCCCTGACGCTTGGGAACTTAACAAACGCTATTACAAGCGATTGCATGGTTCCGGGCAGCACCGATCGCATAGATCGATACTTCCTTGATCGCATCGGGATCCATTCGCAGAGCGAAAATGGCACCGACAGTGACCACGCCGAGGGCCAGTACGACTTTATAGTCGATAATGACCTTAACGTCCATAGCACTACCTCCTTTCCAGAGCCACGCTCTTAGAATAAAAATGGAGTGCTATGCCGCCCAACGTCACGGTAATTGTACCATATGAATGTAATTTTAGCAAGGTGCAGGTAAAGTGAATAGAAGCGAAAAACTTTTTGAAACTGTCCGCTTTATGGGACACTTAGTTTTGTAGAATTAGGTCATACAAAGAAAGGAGTTGACCCTCGTGGTATTTTACAGCATTAAAAGCAATGAGAAAGTGTTCCATCTTCCTCACTGCAATGTCACCAAACGCATCCGCAAAGAATACAAGCGCCAATTCATCACCCCGGAAGAGGCCCGGTTCGCCGGTTACAGAATGTGCAACTGCTGCTCACCGCTTGGTGTAAGGCTTCGCAAGGAGCAGACAGAGGTTGACCAGATTTGCCAGAAGAATGGCATCACTTACCGCCTCGAAGACGGTCAGCTTCACATTTACAACCACAAAGGTGCCTGGAGGATCATCGCCAGCGGTAAGGGAAACAAGCCCTTCCTGTACCACAAAAACACACAGGATAAGCCAGAGAAGATCCCCAGCATCGTTCCCGGTTACCATTACCAGTACACCCGAAGCAACACCATTGCGGGATATCTGGAGTACATCGTCCAGCACGACGCTTATTGGATTCGTAAAAAAGAGCAAAAAAAGGAGAATGCAAAGAAAAAAGCAGAAAGTATGCGTAATCTCAGACGCAATACTCGCCCCTACCAGCGGGGCAAAGATAACCGAAGCTTCAATGCAAATCAGCTATATTCCATCATGGACAGCATTAATTTATAAATTGTGGGAGGGTTACATATGAAAAGACTGATTGGCTTTATGGCCCAAAACGATGCCAAAGAAGATATCCCCGTAGCTCCCAGCACTGTGCGTACCAGCACCCCAGTAAGATCTCTGATCAAGGTTCGCTTTTGCAGCAATCATCTGGAGCTGGCTTATTATAACGACAAGTTCGATCTCCGGGAGGGCGATGTCGTTTATGTGTCCGGCAAGCTGGCCGGGGAAGCTGGCATGGTCACCTCTGTCACTACCAAGTTCCGCATCCACACCTCTGAGTACGAGCGGGTCCTTGCCTTGCTGGATCTGAGCTTCCACGGCAGCTTCACAAAGGTGGCCGACAAGATGGTGTGCTTTGATCCTAATGCCCTCACGCCCAAACAGTTCGGCACCTGGGTTACGCCACCTTCCGATCCCAAGAAGAAAAAGGATGAGGACGAAGATCCCGATGAAATCATTTCCGGCGAGGGCTACACCATCGATGTCAGTCGTTTGGAGGAATGTGAGGATCTGACCCAGGCCGTAGCACACCGGGCAATTGACTATTGCACCGAGGGCCGTGTCCGTTATCTTTGCATCCACAACGGCGTTGGACGAGCCTATGTGGAGGGCGCCAAGTGGTATCGCGTGGATTTCCACTATGCAAATGGCTTGATCACGGATCTGTTCTGCGATTGCCCGTATCCCGGGCTGTGCAAGCACGAAGCCGCCGTTGCGCTCACCCTGCGGATGCTCTCTAAGCAGCCCCAAACCGCAACGGAGGAAGACTTTGTTGCCGTAGACCGTGAGCTGTTCTGGAAACTTGCCTCACGCTCTGAGACAATCCAATTGTAAATTTTCAAAAATGTATTGCAAATCGCTATACAATCGGATATAATAGAGCCAGAAAGGTGGTATGAATTATGGCAGCAAAAACCGCTAATGTTATGGCTCGTGTAGAACCGAGCGTTAAGGAGCAGGCAGAGGAAATTATGGAGATGCTTGGCATCCCTGTTTCCGTTGTGATTAACACGCTCTATAAACAGATCATCATGACCAGAAGTATCCCGTTCAATCTTGCTGTTCCCGCCGCACCCATCGCACGGGACGAAATGGACGAGGCCACTTTTAATGCCATGATGGCTCGTGGTATCAACGAGGCAAAAGCAGATAAATCCCGTGCCGCTTCTGATGTTTTTGCAGATCTGAGACGGGAGATGCAGTAAATGTCAGAAAAATACTCAATAAAAATCACAACCCAGGCCCAGGAGCAGTTGCGTGAAATAGTAAGTTACATTCGTTTCACCCTGCAATCTCCCAGGACCGCTATGAAAATGTTGGACACACTCGAAGCAGAAATCGCTTCCCTGGATCATTTTCCCAACCGTGTACCGCTGACCGAAGAAGAGCCTTGGCACAGCCAGGGCATACATAAGCTCCCGGTCAAAAACTATCTGGTATACTTCTGGGTTGATGAGGATGCCAAGAAAGTACAGGTCATCGGCGTCGTTTATGGTCGCAGAGACCAGCGGCATCAACTTTCCAACATGGATCTGTTTTAACCAATGCGCTCTGGGCTACGGCCTGGAGCGTATTTTCTTTTCCTGTCAGATCGCATTGAGCGGCAGTTGCTACACGGAAGTATCCAAATACCCGTGGGGCTTTTTTATAATCGTTAAACGACTGTCTGCGGCTCTGGGGCCGCTTTTGATTACATTCCATATTGTTCTCCTTTTCTTCCCACCGGGTTCGCCTGGTGGGAATTTTTTTATTTACCCCGGTCGATTTTAGGTTCTGCCGTGGCCTAATTTTGAGGAGATCTTATTCCTCAGAAGGAGGTCAGACTATGACTGAAGCAGAACGCAGCCAGATCCAGGCATACCGTCTGGACGGCCTGTCAAATAAACAGATTGCAGATCGCACCGGCATTCCGCAAAACACGATAAAGGTTTACTGTCATCGCAATCCACTACCAAAGACGGCTATTGCGGATCATAAAGGACTGTGCCGCCAATGCGGTAAGCCTTTGATTCAGACACCCCATAAGAAAGTGAAGCGCTACTGCTCGGATCGCTGCCGCATGGCGTGGTGGAAAGAGAACGAGGCGAATCTGAACAAAAAGGCATATTACCGTCATGTCTGCCAGCACTGCGGCACTGTGTTTGAAAGCTATGGAAACGCCCACCGGAAATTCTGTTCCCGGAGCTGCTACGCTGCCGCTCGAAAGAAGGTGGACCATGGTGGATGAGAAAGAAACGCGCCAGATCGTTCAGTATCGGCTCACCATGTCTATGGCTCGTGAAATGGTGAACAGGGGCCTTATTTCCGAGAAAGAGTACGCCATAATTGATACAATAATGACCAAAAAGTACGGCGTAACATCGTGTACTATATTCCGCTAAATGTACTGGATATATGGTCAAAACAGAGGTAATATGCTCACTAACCTAGGGAGGTGATATGTTGAAACGAACAATTACACAAGTGGAATTCCCTGCGGAAGCTCCAAAGCTTACTCGGGTCGCAGCATATGCCAGAGTTTCCTCCGGTAAGGATGCCATGCTGCACTCCTTATCCGCACAGGTCAGTTATTACAGCGATCTGATCCAGAAGCATCGTGGCTGGTTGTATTGCGGTGTGTACGCCGATGAAGCCCTCACCGGAACGAAGGACAGCCGGGATGAGTTCCAACGGCTGCTGACCGATTGTAGGGCTGGCAAGATCGACATGATCATTACCAAGTCCATTTCCAGATTTGCTCGCAACACGGTAACCCTTCTGGAAACCGTCCGTGAGCTGAAGCTTTTGGGGATCAATGTTTATTTTGAAGAACAGAACATTTTCACCTTGAGTGCAGATGGTGAGCTGATGATGACGATCCTCGCATCCTATGCCCAGGAAGAAAGCCGCTCCGCCAGCGAAAATCAGAAATGGCGGATCAGAGCCAATTTTAAAGACGGCCTTCCCTGGAACGGCACCCTCTTGGGGTACCGCATTGAAAACGGTGTTTATGTGCCGGTCGAGGATGAGGCCGCATTGGTAAAGCACATCTTTGAACTTTACCTGGGTGGCATGGGAACCTACAAACTGGTCAAATACCTTAACGCTGCCGGATACCGCACACGCAAAGGCAATCCCTGGTGCCAGAATGCCGTCCAGAAGCTTCTCAAGAATTATGCCTATACTGGAAACCTTCTGCTGCAAACGACCTTTATCGAGGATCATATCAGCAAGAAGGGCAAACCCAATCAAGGACAGCTTCCCATGTACCACGCAGAAGGCAGCCACGAGGCGATCATTACCACAGAGGCATTCCAGGCAGTACAGGATACCAGGAAAGCACGGGCCGAGCGGTTCGCCCACTACTCTGATCCTTCTGTCATCTACCCATTCAGAAAGAAACTGATATGCATGGATTGCGGAAAAAACTACCGCAGAAAAACAGTCAGTCGGGGGCCGGCTTGGGTTTGTTCCACCTACAACACCAGAGGAAAGGAGTTCTGCCCAACCTCAAAGGTGATCCCTGAAGATACCCTTATGGCTGTCACTGCCAGCGTGCTTGGCACAGATACTTTTGATGAGGCTGCGTTCCTGGATCGCATTGACCACATTGAGGTTGGAGCAAGAAACCGCTTAACCTATGTTTTCAAGGATGGCACCAAGGCCCAAACAACATGGCAGGATCGTTCCAGGCGAGAAAGCTGGACAACCGAAAAGCGAGAGGCTGCACGGGAAACAGCCCTACAACACGAAACACCAGAGAGGGAGTCAGATGGAAAGTTCAAGAAAAAGAATAGCGGTGGCATATCTACGGGTTGCCACGAAGGAGCAAATCACCCCAGCGAAAGGAGGCCTAACGCATGAGCCGATCGGTCAGATCTGTTACAGTTATCCCTGCTACATTCAATCCAGTCAGCCGATTGCCCCTCGCTGCGCAACGCAAGCGCCGGGTTGCTGGATACGCCCGCGTCTCAACCGACAGTGAAGAACAGCAGACCAGCTACGAAGCCCAGGTGGATTATTACACCCACTACATTCAATCCAAGCCAGAATGGGAGTTCGTAAAGGTCTACACGGATGAAGGCATTTCAGCCACCAACACCAAGAAGCGAGACGGTTTCAACCAGATGGTTGCCGATGCCCTAGCTGGAAAAATAGACCTCATCGTCACAAAATCCGTCAGCCGATTCGCAAGAAACACCGTGGACAGTTTGACCACCGTCCGTAAGCTGAAGGAAAAAGGCGTAGAGGTCTACTTTGAGAAGGAGAACATCTACACCCTGGACAGCAAGGGTGAGCTGCTGATCACCATCATGTCCAGCCTTGCCCAGGAGGAAAGCCGCTCCATTTCTGAGAACGTGACCTGGGGCAAGCGGAAGCAGTTTGCAGACGGCAAGGTGGCATTACCCTATAAGCATTTCCTTGGTTATCAAAAAGGCCCCGATGGGCTGCCCCAAATTGTACCGGAAGAGGCCGAAACTATCCGCCGCATTTATTCCTTGTTCATTCTCGGTGGTACCCCTTGCTCGATTGCCAAACAGCTAACCGGGGAGCATATTCCAACCCCGTCTGGCCGGGAAAAATGGTCACCCACAACCATTGAGAGTATCCTCACCAACGAAAAGTACAAAGGCGATGCACTCTTGCAGAAGTCCTACACCGTGGACTTTCTCACCAAGAAAATGGTCGTCAATGACGGCAAGGTGCCACAATACTATGTGGAGAATAGCCACCCGGCCATCATTCGCCCTTGGGAGTTTTCCATTGTCCAGGCAGAGATCAAACGCCGCCGATCACTGCCCAGACGCTACAGCGGCCAGAGTGTGCTGGCCACCCACATCATCTGCGGCGACTGTGGCGACTATTACGGCTCCAAAACCTGGCACTCCACGTCCAAATACCGCCGCGTTATTTGGCAATGTAACAGCAAATTCTCCGGTGAACACAAGTGCACCACTCCGCACCTGGACGAGAATCGAGTTAAGGATGCATTTCTCACCGCATTTAATACACTGATCCAAAACCGGGATGCACTCATCGAGGACGGCATCATTATCCAGCGAACCTTAACTGACTTCACAGAAATCGACCAGCAGATTACTTCCATCATCGAGGAGCAGGAGATCGTAACGGAGCTGATCCGCAAATGTATCGCACAGAACGCCAGTGACGCCCTTGACCAAGGCGAATACGCCAAACGGTATGCAAGCCTCATGGAACGCTTTGATGCCGCCGCAGCAAAACTGGCTGACCTAAACGAAAATAAGCAGGCAAGGGATGACCAAGCCTGCATGATCGGCGGTTTTCTGTTCGAACTAAGAGAGCGAGATGAGCTGCTGGCGGAGTTCGATCCCTACATTTGGGCAATTACCGTGGACACCGTAACCGCCTACCATGATGGACGCCTGGTATTCAAATTTCGGAATGGTCTTGAGCTGGAGGTATAAGCCCTACAAAATACGGCAACCGGCAAGCGGAATAATCGCCGCTTGCCATTTTCTCTGCCCAGTTTTCTGCATCGTTGGCCATCAGAAACAGCTGATCCTTAAAGAACAAGATACCAACCTCTGGGTCGCAATTCGCCAACGGTGCCGCGTTTGTCATTAAGTCAATGCAGTTCCATGCCAATCGGGATATGTCATGGATAAAGACCATGTCAATCAAACCCGCTCGGCAATCCGAAATCAGCCTCTGGTATTCCAGCATTTCTGCCAGGTTGCTGTCTGGCACTCCAAACTCTGAGTATATACGGACGCACCGAAACCGCGGATCTCGATTCATCACAATCTTCATAAATTTGATATGACTTTCCGCGATAGCTTCCTGTCCCTCTGGATAACGCATTCGGGAATAGATCGCCACCCGAAGAGGACCGTCGTGATTAGGTCTGCTGCGGCTTAGTAACTGATCGATCATATCCCAGTTAATCATCCGTTTCGTCCTCAAATAGCTCCGGGAACAGTTTGTGCATTTGCGCTATCGTTTCAAAGGTTTCTCGGTTCTCTTCTAAAAGCCGTCTGGTGGCAGTCTGAGCGATATGCTCCAGATTGTTCTGCTGCATTTCTTCAAATGTAACTGGTGCAAACCCATTAATGTCTACACCTGCATTCAGCATATGATCATTTCTGGCAATCAGCGGCCAATAGTCCATTCTTGTGTTTTCGTGAATGTGGCCGTACACCATCCAGCCCTCATGGTTGGAAAAAGGCCAGGACATCATCGGATAATGACATTCTGTGATTTTCCTCTGTCCGTCGGTAAAAAAGCGCATCATCTCCACGCTTTCAAACCAGCGGCCCAGATCCACCTTTTTCATCCACGCCTTATCGTGATTTCCCACCACCAGATGTTTCTTTCCCTTGAGCCGGGAGAGATATTCTTCTGGTGGTCTTTTATTGCGGAACATGAAATCACCCAGGATGTGGACGGTATCCCCATTGGTAACCTTTGCGTTCCAGTTGTCGATCAGCACCTCATCCATCTCCTCCACGGAGGCAAATGGGCGGTTGCAGTGCTTGATAATATTGGCGTGACCCAGGTGAAGGTCACTTGTATAAAAGATCATCTGTGTACTCCTTATATTCTCGGCAAGCCTGTTCCAACGCTGCCAGCTCTTCTTTTGTGTAGAGCCATCGGAACCGGCTGAAATAATCATCCCAGCTGAACATCAGAAATCTGTGTCCATCATCCCCATGAATTACTACAGGACTTTGACCCTCGTCGATCAACTGAAGAACATCGTCCATCCTCCGCTCCAACTCTGCTTGTCTGAATTGAGGAAGCTTATCCAAATTAACCAGTTCTTCCAGCATCATTCGTCCTCCGATCCCGCAAAGGTAAGGCCGAACAGATCTCCAATTCCACGAACCGCGCTGGCCATTAGTAGACAGAGCCGCTCCACACCGCCATGATCCAGCGTAGCCAGAAACTTCTGTTGCTCCACTTCGGTCAAATCCGTAAAGCAGCGATTAACCATTTTGCCGTCCCGCTCGACCCGGACAAATACACTGTCCAGGTTGCGAGGTTCCGGGTAAGTATTTTCATTCTGACTCATTTCCACCATAGTAATCCTCCATGTCAACAGGGCTATAATTCATCCGAATCTCGCTCAATTTGTAATACTCCAAGTGCTGATAGGGATCTTCCTCATCCACGGTATCATTGCCCATAATATAAAACCCCAGCAGAATATCATTGTCTGGAAGTACAATTGCTTCCCGGATGATGCCGCTATGGCAATGGGAATCTTCGTACTCACCTTGATCCATGTATTTCTTCTCCATTTCCAGTGGAGTGAAGATCCGTTTGTAAACCCAGAACCGAAAGATCCGGTCACAGTTCTTTGCGAGGAACTCTTGGAAACTGCTGTACATAGTAGTTTCACTCATGTCCTGATTTATAGGTTTCATAGTACCACTTTCTCTTTCTCTCAATTTCTTCCTCTATGCTGCTGACATCCAAACCGGAATGGGTTTTGACCGCTGACACAAAACGGGGAATAATCAGCCCGGAAAGGCAGTAATCGTAGCCGTCATACCAGCTAAACCCTTCTTCGCTCTGGGTGGGTACGATCTCCTTATCATAGGAAATAAACAAGTAATCATATTTGTAGAGGTGGTTGAAGTGATAGTCCGCTTTATAGAATAGGTGCTTTACACCTTTTGCGGACATATACCCATGCCGTTTATACATATACCCACCCACATACCACTCTGGCAGATCGACCTCATGGATCTTGGTGCGATACCGCCCATAGGCCAGCAAATGACCTTCCGGGTCTGGGTTGTCCTCATTGAATCGACGCCCAATGGGTAAAGTCATATACAGAGGTGCTTTCGCTCGTTTTCGAGCTTTGGGATTATAGCTTTCTTTCATATAGTAAATACTGTTTTTTGTACGAACAGTATGGGTCACGGTTTTTTCATCAAAGGCATGCTCCTGCACCTTTGTGGTGGTAAGCCTGGTAACTTCGTGTCCTTGGTACAGGATCAGCATAACGGCACCCACCTCAATCATAGATACATCGCCAAGGAACCCACGGATACCATGGTATGGTGGGTCGGTGCGTTCATTCCCGTCAAGGTCAGTAACGGAAAGAATCTCAACTGCTAATTTATCCTTCTTCATCAGCCATCACCAAATATGTCGTTGCAGAACTCCGTGAAGTCCACCTCTCGTGTAAGCAGGAACCCTGCCCGATCCTCCAGTGCGTCCTTCTTTCTCTTAAAGCGTTTTTCCTCTTCGATGAGGCTGTTATAGAGGTACCGCCCGTCCCGCATGATAATCATAGGAAATCCCCAGAATCCATCATCTAAGGAATGCCATCCGCCACCAATATCTTCGTATTGTAAGTTTTCAAATCTTGCCTTGACTGCGCGGCAGTAGACTCCATCCAGCGAAAGCCAATAATGCGTCGTTTCAACCACATCGCATTTCATGTTGTACGGCCATTTCCATGTGTTCAAATGCTCCCAGCGATAGTTGTCCAGCCGCAGCTTGGCTGTGCCGAGCAGTTTGACTGGTTCCAACAGAGGGACGTCCTGGTAGGCCACATTATGCTTAACTGCATGATTGCCCGCTTCATATTCCCGAAAGGCACCAATGAGCGCAGCATAGCGATCATGATATTTCTCGTGTCCATCCAAGGCGGCAATAAAGGCTTCCATATCCGCCATGGTGCCATAATAAGCCTTGCCAAAGCTGGTAAATGCAGGCATAGAATAATCATCTAAATGCAGACAGTAATATTGATCCTCCATGATCTCATTCCTCCTTCGGCTGTATTTCTTCGTAGCTCTCCATCAGGAAGTGCATCCGATCAATGCGTTTATTGATGTGCCAATGGCCACAATACCAGGCATCATATTCCAGCCTATCTTCGATTGTATCCAGCCATTGCTCTGTACTGTTGTCTACCGTGGATTGATCCACGCAGCTCATAAAGGCTTCCCGGGGGATATATTTCTCCGGGCAAGTATGTGTCAGTGCCAAATCAACCTTCCATCCCAGGGCACCCAGCTTTCGTTCCACTCTAGCCTTAATCTCCTCCGAGGGCTGTTCATCCGGGAACCAGTGCAGATCACAGGACAGCCGATACCACTTGTCCACGGAATAAGCACCACCCATAACAATGGCCTTCTTGCCGCCCAAATCATATACCTCTCCGTCCTTTGCGAAGAGCAGATTGGGGAACTCGTCCTCTACATACACGGTACCGCCATGCCATTGATCCTCGTGATAGGTAATGATCGTCTCTGGCCGCATCTCATGGTTGCCATGGACACACAGCATCGTTACACCCAGCTTGTTCAGCCGCTTCTTTCTATGCCGGTCACCACGCTTGTTCCCAAAATAGTTCATACCCACATCGCCCAAAAGGACGATTGTATCTTCGCTTCCAAGCTCGAATCGAGCTACAAAATCTGAAACACGGTTCACTTCACCGTGAATATCGCCTGTCACCAGAATCATATTTCATCCCTCCACTCTGGTCAGTTGCATTTATTGTCGCGCAGTAGGGTGTTGATGTCAATAAAAGTGGCCATTTCATAAATTATATGAATTTTGAAGTGGCCTCCGCACAAATAATCTTGCACGGAGGCCGGGGTTGCTATGCCTGACGGTCAACCTTTTGCCCTTTAGCTTATTGTGCAAAAGGAAACGATGAGAATAGAATCTGTTAGAATCCTATCTCATCGTCTTTCGGCAGCAGATCTGAGTGGTCACGCAGACTGCGTTTCACAGCAGCGGCTATGTCGTGAATGACCCCTCGCTCATAACCGCTGCAATCGGATATGAGGTCAAAAAGCTCTGTCTTGTACTCCTCCCGGTTTCCCGTTTGATTCCCATTTAGAACCTGGTCCACGGTAATCCCCAGAGCATTGGCAATTCGTACAACAGATTCCAGACTGGCGTGCTTAATGCCTGTTTCTATGTGGCTTATGTAAGAAACAGACATCCCCGTGTATTCTGCCAAATCCGCTTGTGACAGTTTCTTCAGTTTGCGGATTTCCTGTATACGCTTGCCAATGCGTTCGTAGTTTATGGCCATGATTTCACCTCCTTCTATGTATAATCTTTTCTAATTATACACAGTATAGTAGGTGTCACCTTGTTTAGCCTGTTCATTTACACCCAGTATTCAAGATATAATAGTCAATACTAGATAGAGGGAGGTGTTCAGCCATGTATGAGAATCTAAAGCCTGTAGGAAAGCGTATTCAGGAGGCTCGAAAAGCAATTGATATGACCCAGGCCGATCTGGCAGATAAGCTGAACATTTCCGTTTCCCATATGAGTTCCATTGAAACCGGTCGTGCCAACTTCGGTGTTGAAACCCTTATGCGAATCACTGAGATTCTAAAGGTTTCTGCCGATACACTTCTGAGGACTGACATCCCAGAAGTTTCTGGTATCTACGCTGGCGAAATGGAGCAGCTCCTCAAGGGATGTACTGCAACAGAAGCCGAATCCATGATGTCCATGCTTCGTCAAATGAAGGAGGCTCTTCTCAAAGCCCGCCCTTCTGACAATTAAAAATAAATTTTCGTTTCTAATAACCACAGGTATAGGAGTGTACCTGTGGTTATTTTATTTTTTGTTGCCGATTCATTATACTTTTTGCAGTACAACTATACGGGGTGTGTCCGATGCGAAAAGTGGAATCAAGGGGCCTTACCAAAGCCCAAATTAAAGAAAAAATCCGTGAACGGTACAAAGGCTCTTCCTTGGATGAAGCAGAAGTAATTCCCGCCCGGAAGCAAAGCGACTTTTATGATACAGACGAGCATAAGGATGTGGCCGTTTATGTCCGTGTTTCTACAGATAATATCCAGCAGACCAGTTCCTATGAGCTTCAGAAAAACTACTATGAAGACATGGTGCAGCGGCATGAGAACTGGAGCCTGGTGGATATCTATGCTGACGAGGGCATCTCTGGCACTTCCCTTAACAAACGTGAGGCCTTCAACCGTATGATTGCAGACTGCAAGGCGGGTAAAATCGACCTTATTATCACAAAGAGCGTTTCCCGTTTTGCCAGAAATATCGTTGACTGTGTTACGATCGTCCGAATGCTGAAAGCAATGCGTCCTCCCATTGGCGTTTTCTTTGAGACAGAACACATCTTCACTCTCAAAGACAATTCCGAAATGAGCCTGAACTTCACCGCCACCATGGCCCAGGAAGAATCCCATGTCAAAAGTTCCATTATGAATGCCTCTATTGAGATGCGCTTCAGTCATGGTATTGTTCTGACCCCTGTGTTGTTGGGCTATGATCATGACGAAGAAGGCCGCTTAACCATCAACGAGGAAGAGGCCAAGATCGTCCGTCTGATTTTCTTTCTGTACCTGTATGGCTACACCTGCCAGGAGATCGCAGACACACTTACCGAGATCGGCTGCGAAACAAAGCGTGGCAACAATGTATGGAACCCTGGTTCCATTCTCCAGATCCTCCGCAATGAACGGTACTGTGGTGATGTCCTGACCCGCAAGACTTTTACCCCCAGCTACTTGGATCACAAGTCCAGAAAGAATATGGGCGACCGAACCCAGCACCGCTGGAAGAACCGCCACGATCCCATCATTTCCAGAGATGACTTCATCGCTGTTCAGCAGCTCATCAACAATGCCAAGTATGGTAATAAGGGCATCCTCCCAGAACTTCATGTTATCAAGGAGGGCGCCCTTAAAGGATTTGTGCCAATCAATCCCCGGTGGGCGGGTTTCCGAGATGAACACTACATCAATGCTTGCATGAGTGCCTTTACCGATGATGAAACCCTCGACACACCGGAAGAACAGCAGATTGTCGCCCAAGGCGGTGATTTTGATTTCCGTGGCTTTGAAATCGCGCGGTCTCAATTCTTTGATATTAAGAATAAACTCACTGCCACAATTACCAACGATTCTATTTCTTTCAGTACCGCCTGTATCCGCAAATTTGAAAATACGCAGTATGTCGAACTGCTTATCCATCCGGTACAGCATTTCCTTGCAGTACGTCCCAGCAAAAAGGGTGTCCGCAATGCTGTCCAATGGGCCAAGTTAACCGATGATGGAGCCTATATACCAAGATATATCGCAGGCACAGCTTTTCTTGGAACCCTTTATGATCTCTTTGATTGGGATATCACCTACAAATACCGGATCTGCGGTGTTCGGAAAAAGCAAGGCGACGATGCCGTCTTGATGTTCGATCTTCAAGACACTGAGGTTTTCATGCCCGAAGAGCAGCTTCAACTTCCGGAGGAGCAAGCCATGGATCTGGATGGGCAGGCCTGGCTAACCACCGCAAGAAAGTCTGTGATCGGTTATCCCAGCGACTGGGCTGACAGCTTCGGCATGAGTTTCTACCGCCACGCACAGGCCAGAGAACTTGCTACATTCATTGAAGACGGTACCTGGCAGATTGCAGAGCAAGCGCAGCCCTTTGAAGACTCTAATGCTGGCGTTACAGGCAGAGAGGAGTTGAAAGAAGGTATTCAGCAGTTGATGCACGAAATCAGACAAGACCTAAAACAGGAGGACACTACAAATGGATCTTGAACAGCAGCAATTCTTCATCCCCGAAGTGACATCTCATGAGCCAGCACCTGGCACAGAAGTTATCGAGGATGGCAACTTCAGCTATGACGGTTATGAGGTTGTACGCGGCGAGTTCTTTTCCCATATATACGAGCCGTCCGTTTCCTTCAAGGACTGTAGAGTTCAATTCAATACCGCTTGTCTGAAGAAGATGCCATCTGTTGAATATGTGCAGTTTCTGGTTAATCCCCACACGCAAAAAATGGTTGTGCTGCCTTGCAGCGAAGATACAAAAGACAGCTATGCCTGGTGTACCACCCGGAGCGGCAAACGGAAACCCCGTGAAATCCGCTGCAAAATGTTCTTCGCCAAGGTTTTTGACCTGATGGGGTGGAACCACAATTATCGTTACAAGCTGTTGGGAAACATCATCCGGTGCAACGGAGAATATTTGCTGCTTTTTGATCTTACCGCCACCGAGGTATACCAGCGGATACAGCGTGACGGCGAAAAGCCGAAAACCTCCCGGACTCCTATTTTCCCGGAACATTGGAAAAACCAGTTCGGTCTTCCCGTTGAAGAACATCGCAAATCCATCCAGATTAATATCTTTGATGGCTATACCGTCTTTACTGTGCCGGATGACAGTACGCCACCGGTACCGACTACATAAATGAAACGGAGGCAATCGCATGGAAGACAGCACATCAAAACTTTCTCTGCAACTGGATCTGGCAAGATCCCGTATCCGCATACACCGAAAGACACTATCTGCCATGGGGAACCCGGAATATATTCTTCTCATTGTTAATCCTGAAGAAAAGACCCTGGGGCTATTGCAAGGCGATATGAATGCACCGGGCGTTCATCGCATGAAACAGGAGAGCGGAAAAGGGAAACAAAGCTATGAGCTTTACAGCACCTCTCTTTCCAGGCAGTTGCGTAAGGTTATGCCAAACTGGGTTAATGGTGGTAAATATCTGCTGTCTGGAGATCTGATCTCTGATGGCACAGTGGTGTTTCCCATGACCGAGGCCATCCATACCGCAACAGGCAAGCCGAAATATCATGACTAGTGCCATAAACGCTCGTTTGCGAGTGCATCCAAACTTGAGAGTGCTGGTGGCGCCTTATTCTGAGCAGTTTCGTGCAGAGCTAATAGGCAAAATGTTATCACAAGGCCATTCTATGCCCATTCGAGCTTGGGACAACACAATACTGGTAGATTACGAGGTATTCGAGATCTGCAAAGCCCACGACATACCCATTTCTATCTCTCGCATTCGGCTGGGGAGTATGGAAGAGGCAACGGCCTGGATTTGCAAAAACCAGCTATTGCGAAAGGACATCCCAGAAAAGATGCGTCAGTATCTTATCGGGAAGCGTTTCCTTGCAGAAAAAGCATTAGGCGCACACGAGGCTGCCAAGGGCAGACGATCGCCAAACTCCGAAATGACCACCAGCATCATTATCGATAACAATCCCTACGATGCAACTGCCGCAAAGACCTGTGAGCGGCTTGGGGTAGACTACCACATCTGTTTTGCGACTGTAAGAAAATATGGAATATTCGCAGGTATTGTTGATTACATCCGAGTAAGAGAGCCAGCTCTTGCGGAGAAGCTTCTAAACGAATCAATCAAAATCTCTCATGAACATATGGTGGAGATCCCCCAGCTTTCCTCTACAGACTTTGCGAGAATGACTCGTTATTTCCTCAAGGGAGGAGAGCGTCGCCCAACTTACAATAAGTTCCGGGCATCTCTAGAGTCTTACAAACAGAAGGATATTGTCGCAGCGACATCTGCAACCGGCACCATTAAAGATATGCCCGCATATGACCCGGACGGTGAGGTGTGCAGCCTTGCTCTGACCATCCCTTCGTGGATCGGCTCCATCAACCGCACCCAGTCCGTTTCTGACTTCTCAGTCATCAGCGAAAGCGCCAGGGCGAAGTTAATCTATGAGCTGGACAGCTTGGTCTATACCGTGGAAGGTATCCGTGCTGCGCTCACCAAGGAGGCCTATCATGGAAGATCTGAACAGATTCGTCCCTGATGTACGATTTGAAAAAATACCCATTCGCAACCTGGTATCCAACCAGGAGTACCAGAGAAATCTTTCTCAGAAGCATATCAAAAGAACCGCCCAGAACTTCGATCTTCTACAAATCAACCCAGTAAAGGTCAGTCGCCGGGATGGAATCAACTATGTCTTTAACGGCCAGCACACCATTGAGATTATTGCTACCGTCTCCGGTTCCCGGGATACGCCAGTTTGGTGTATGGTCTATGACAATATGGATTACACCCTCGAAGCAGATACCTTTGCAAACCAGCAGAAGTATGTCAAGCCGCTGCTACCGTATGATATTTTCGTGGCCAATCTGGAAGCTGGTAATGACAAGCAGCTGATGATCAAAGCCCTGGTGGAATCCCTGGATCTAACCATTGGACCCACCAAGGCTCTAGGCACAATCTGTGCCGTCTCCTCGCTGGAAGAGATCTATGACAAATACGGATACCATGTTCTGGAGCGAACCCTTATGCTTTGCATCGGTGCGTGGGAGGGTGAACAGAACTCCTTGTCCGCAAATATGCTCAAAGGTGTGTGCCGCATGGTGGTGGCCTATGGTGATGCCTTACGTGACGATCTGTTCGTAGAAAAAGTTGGCCGCTACTCCACCAAAGATATTGGCCGAACTGCAAAGGAGCGCCGTGCCGGTTCTCTGGGTTACGCTGAAGCCATGCTGCTGGCCTATAACCGGAAGATGCGGTATCCGCTCCGTTGGGGCAAGCTGTATAACAAAAAGGGCACGGAGGATATGGGACCTGATGTAGAGACAGACATTGATCCAGACGATCTGGAGGACGATTGATTTGTCCCCAAAGCAATACCGATTATTCTGAACTTGACTATTCCAAACAGCAGAGCAATAATGACGCTACATCGCAGCCGCCTGGGAGGTTCGTCATGAAGGTTTGCTACAAAAAGCTATGGAAGCTGTTGATCGACAAGGATCTTAAGAAAAAGGATCTTTGCGCAAAAGCTGGGATCAGCCCGGCCTCTGTAACAAAAATGGGAAAGAACGGCCATGTTACTACGGACACACTAGAAAAAATCTGCATTGCTCTGGATTGCCAGATTGGTGATATCCTCGATATCCTTCCAGAGTAAATATGCTTCACGAAAGAAGGAGCCAATATGAGAAGCTGGCACAAATCCATCCCGATGAAAAAACTTCATGATGAGTTTGGCCTGTACAAAGGAGTATGGTCTTCGCAAATGGACCGTTATTGGGAGTCCAACGACGGCTATACCGTAAGCAGCCGCCAGATCCGCACGCCCATAGGTGTTGTGGAGCATCTCGCTATTGAAAATATCCAGGGAGGCGACATTCCGTGGGCCGTAAAGCAGGAGATAAAAGATGAGCTTTTTGGCACCAGAGCGGTCGCCATAGAAGTATATCCCACGAAGAAGAACCTTGTTGATGTAGCAGATGTCTATCATCTCTGGGTTCTTCCCAAAGGATATACGCTACCTTTTGGCATCCATCCGACGCGGGA